ACGTTCTGGCAATGTATGATGGTGCCAACAACGTTAAGGTTTCTATCACTCAGTTGACCGCTGGTATTTTAGCTGAAGGCGTCGCTCTTGGCGATCTGTCTGATGTCACCGATGCAGCTTCCGGCTCTCTGGTAACTGATGACAAGTACTTCTTCAACGCAACTGGCGCTTCCGCATATGAAGTTACTGCAGCTACGCTGGGTGCTCTGAACAACGTTGCTTCTGGCGTTGATTCTGCAACAACCGAAGACATCTTGGCGTTTGACGGTACTCAGTGGACTGCAATCACCGTTGCTACAATGCTGGCCGACGGTTCTATCGGCGATTTGGGTGATGTTACAATCACCGCACCTGCAGATGGCAACATCATGGTCTACAGCGCCGGTTCCCCAGCAGGTTGGGAAAACGTTGCTCCAGGTGCATCTTCTGGCGTTCAGCCTTATGATGCTGGTCTTGCTAACTTGGCTGCTGGCGGCACTGGTATGGTTTCGATGGATGGTGATACTGTCCATTTCCGTACGATCTCTGGCACCGCCGGTAACGTCACAGTAACCAATGGCGCAGGAACGGGTGGTAACCCAACCATCGACCTAGCAACTGTTGGTGATACCGGTACTGGTACGTTTGAAAAGATCACCGTTGATGCATACGGTCGCGTAACTGGTACAGAAACTGTTGATGCTGCTGACATCACCACTCTGGTTGACGGTACGTACGTCAACGTTGCTGGTGACACAATGACTGGCAACCTGGTTATGAGCGGTGGTACTGACATCACTCTGCCAGACACTCCAGTAAACCCAACCGACGCTGTCAACAAGTCTTACGTTGATGGTCTGGTAACTTCCGGCACCGTTTGGGTCGATCCGATCGATTCTCCTGACTTGGTTGGTATTGTCACTGCAGAACCTACAGGTTCTCCAGGCCCAATCACGTCTGGTATGTACATCGCGTACGGCGGCTCTTACCCTCAGAACTGGTCTGGTGACGTAACTGACGTACAAGAATACGACATGCTGCACTACTCCTTCGGGACTTGGTACCGTATCGGTAACATCAACGATGGCTCCGTCTACCGCATTGGTGTTGGTATTCACACGGCGAGTGTTGATTCCTCTCTACCATCCTTCCTGTTCCAGGAAGACCTGGCTGAGTACATCGGCGGCGTTGGTGGTGATCCTACTGCAGCGGCTTCTTGGGACTTCCCACACGGTCGTGCAGGTGGTGTAACCTTTAACCTGGTTTCTGCATCTAACACATCTGGCAACTTTGTTGTTTCTGGCGACGTTTCCGCATCGTTCAAAGTCGGTAACCAATTTACTGTAACTGGTACGGTTGGTGGTACAAACGATGGTACGTATACCATTTCGGGTGTTTCTGTTTCTGGTAACACGACTGTTTCGGTTGAAGAAACAGTTCCTGCAGATCAGGGTTCTGAGACGGGTACAGCTGAACCAGAAATCCGCGACGGTACAACCGCGCTGGACGATAACGTCGACGACCAGCACTTCGGTACTACTGTTCTGTATCAGGCTGATAATGACAACTGGTTGCTGATCGGTGGTCCTGGCTCGGTTGGTGCTGGCGTTGGTCTGTCCTACGCTGGTACGGTTCTGAACGTCAACCTGGGTGCTGGTATCGTTGAACTGCCTTCTGATGAAGTTGGTCTGGATATCGTATCCGGTAAAGCTATTCAGCTAACCTCTACCGCAACGGGTGGTCAGTTGGATCTGGTTCTGGATGGTTCTTCTCTGAGCCAGTCCGCATCTGGTCTGAAGATTGCATCTGGTGGTATCACCGCAGATCTGCTGAACAGCTCTCTGGCTGGTGACGGTCTGTCAATCAACAGCGCAGGTAGCCCAGCTACTTGGACTCTGGATGTTAACGTTGACGATTCCACAATCGAAATCAGCGGCGACATTCTGCAGGTCAAGGATGCTGGCATCACCAACGCCAAACTGTCCACAGGTGGTCAGATCAACCTGGCTGGTGAGAGCGGCTCCGGCGGCCCACTTGCTCTGGGTGGTACACTGACTGTTGCTGCCGGTGAAGGTATCAACACCGTTGTTTCTGGAACATCTCCAGATGGTACGATCACGATCAGTGGTGAAGATGCTTCTGATACCAACAAAGGTATTGCGTCGTTCAACAGCGCAGACTTTACAGTTGCAGCCGGTGCAGTCAGCATCGCAACTGGTGGCGTTAGCAACACCCAACTGGAAAACAGCACTATCACCTTTGCTGCAGACAGTGGTTCTTCTGCAACATCCCTGGGTGGTACTCGTACGATCGCTGGCGGCACAGGTGTTACTACATCTGAAGCTGCGGGCACGATCACCATCAATGTTGACACACTGACCCTGGCGGACGTCACCGACGTCACCGCTGGTGCGACCGAGTCTGGTCAGGTTATGGTTGCTGGTACCCCAACAGGTTCGCCAGCAGCTGCCGACTACACTCCACGTCACATCAGCTACGTTCATACTCAGAGCTCCAGCTCTGCTTCATGGACTGTTAGCCACAACCTGGGTCAGAAGTTTGTTAACGTCACGGTGTACGACGGTTCTGATAATGTTATCATTCCTCAGTCGATCGTCGCTACTGACGCTAACACAACTACGGTTACCTTCAACACTGCAATCACCGGTACGGTTGTTGTAATGGGTGTTGCTGGTTCCGCAACAGGTAGTGCTTAATCATAACCTCTGATGGAGGGGGCTTCGGCCCCCTTCTAAGAGCTAACGTTAAGTTAACTAAGGAGGAAATGAAATGGCATTTAACGTAGGTGATAGTGTAGTTTGTCAAAAGATGGGTGGAAATAGTGGTACTAAACCCATCACTCCGGCCTTCCCCGGTGTTGTCAAGGAAGTTTTGGGTGGTGGAAAATACCGCGTTGCTATGAGAGTAGTCGTTCAGGCATCTCCTGCTGCTTATTTTGGTGAAGCAGGGATTGTTGATGAAGCTGATATGACATCTGCATAAGTCACACATCAAGAAACGAAAAGGGCGCTTCGGCGCCCTTTTTTTGTGCCCAAAATCCCGCAAACATAAATAGTTACAACGGTATAAATACAATATATCTTAATACCAGGAGCTTGAAACAATGGCAAAAGATTTTCCTTCAGTTACAGTCAAAGGACACGTTAACATCAAAGATGATTTAGGAAACGTTCTCCTCGACAAAGATAACGCTGTCCATCCCCAGAATATGGCTCGCGTTATTGCTCGTGCTCTGTCCAATGAAAGCAACTTCCACATTCACCGCATTGCATTCGGTAATGGTGGAACGCTGACGGACGCTGCATACACAATCACATACAACACTCCAAACGACGGTCAGCCACCTGATGTCCGTACTTGGGACTCACGTTTGTATAACGAAACATACAGTGAGATCGTTGATGAAGGCAATCCTTCTCTAAATCCAGCTCTTGGCACAGACCCAGGGTCTGCAGGGCCAAACGCAGGAACTCGGCCAGGCGGCGGCTCTGATCCATCTGGTGATCCTGCTTCTATTCCACACGTTTCCGGTCCTGGCGTTCGCAGTAACGAACTTGGTTTAACGTCTGAAGTCGTTATCACTGCAGTTCTTAACCCAGGTGAGCCAACAGGACAGTTTAGTTCGGATAATCAAGCTCCATCCGAAAACACCGAAACTTCGTTTACGTTCGATGAAATTGGTCTATACACAACTGGCGCTCCTGCAATCGATTCTAACGGCTCTCAGGACGTTGATGTTAGCAACCGCACATCGGAAGATGATACTGGGCTGTTAGCAAGCACCACCTATGATTTCATCATCGCTGTTGATGGCGGTGCTTTGGAGACGATTAGCTTTACGACTCCAACTGGTGGTTCCGGCGCCGGCGGTGAAATCCTTTATGGTGATCTGTGCGAGGCTATCAATACTGGTGATGCTGGTTGGGCATTTGCAGTAAACGGAACTCCAGTTTCTGGCTCTAGCCCACTGCCTGGTGTTGGAACTTTGGTTTCTATTACGGACAACACATTAGCATTCCCTTCAATCACTGGGTCGCAAACGTTTGGTTATCTGCGATTTACAAGCGGTTCTACTGGCGCAACATCCGCTGTTCAGCTAGCAGCAGGTCCTACAAATGATATGTTTGCAGCACTGAACCCACCAACTGGTGGAACGATTTTAACTGCGGTTGATGGTGAAGATGCCGGCGTTCAGAACGATCCAGTTAATCCGGAAACAGAACGCGAACGTTTATTAACGCATATCATCTTCTCGCCAGTTCTTAAAAGTGCGAACCGCACTTTGACAATTACATACACCCTCACTGTTTCTGTGGCTAGAACGCAAAGTTAACGCTTACGCATATCGTTTTTACTCCTGACTTGCGGTACTATTGAGTTGTGCAATATAAATACTCAATGTATAATAAGTCAGGAGTAAAAATTATATGCGTGAAATATGGAAACCTGCTAACGAAAAGCAACTCGTTGAAGATCATCAAAACCGCATCCCTTTAAAACGGTTAGTGGAGATTCATGGTGGTAACAACGAAAAAATCCGAACGTTTTTACAACGAAACGGAGTGTGGGTTCCGTACAAAGTAGGAAAAACAACTCTCCCTGAGCAAGATATCATAGAGCTATATAAGTCAGACGTTCCTATAGCCGACATTGCAAAAAAATACCACGTTTCGGAAGGACCCATTGTTGGTGTTTTAAATAAACATGGCATACGAAAGCCGTTGTGGCTTAAACATCTTCCGTATAGGAAAATGGAGCAGTTACTAGATGCTCAATATTTTAGTGAAATAGTAAGAGAAGAGGTAGGGCTCCATCCAATAATGGATAGATTGGAAATTGGTGAAACGCTGGTTAAAAAGCTCTGTGAATATCACGATATATCGTTGTCATCTAATTCGGGGTTGGTTCGAAGTCTTCGGCTTAGAAGGAAACGCAATAGTGTTCCGCTAACAAAAGAAAACTTTAACGTTTTACATTTCAAAGAAAACAAATCGTTGCAAGACATATCATCATTAATGGGAGTTTCGCCCAACTATCTTAGATGGAAGATACGAGAATGGGGTATTTCGAGTAGAGATACTCGCTTATCATTAAAGTTTAGATCTTTTTTAGCATTGGACAATAGTGAAATTCAGAGATTGGTTGATAAAACTCCTATAACACAATTGTTCAAGGAATATGAAGTATCGTTTGAACGATTTAGACGAGAGTTAGCATCTAGAAATATTAAAATACCGACTCGGTTTGTGTCTCTCGGTGAGAAATCAATAGGGGATTTGTTAGAACAGAGTAGTGTCGTTGAACGCAATAACCGTAAAATAATCTATCCGTACGAAATTGACATGTTTTTGCCTGAGCATAATGTGGCTATCGAATACTGTGGATTGTATTGGCACTCTGAACTAAATGGTAGAGGAAAAAACTATCATATAAAGAAACTAGAAATGTGCAACAAGAAGGGTATCCGATTAATTACTATTTTTGAGGATGAGTATATCAACAACGCGGAATTGGTAGAGAGTAAAATACTATCGATTTTAAATATCCAAAAATTACCGAAAATACATGCAAGAAAATGCTATGTTAAGGAAATATCCACGGTTGATAAAAGAAATTTCCTCAATAAACATCACCTGCAAGGAAATGACATATCGTCGATAAAATTGGGGTTATTTTATCGGGACGATCTTGTCGCTGTTATGACATTTGCTAAACCTTCCAGATCTCGAACCAGTGCTACTAACGTAAAAACTAAAGGACTGTGGGAATTGAATAGATATGCTGCAGATACTACTAAAATAGTCGTTGGGGGTGCAGGAAAGCTGTTGTCGCATTTCAAACGCAATTATGACTGGACTGAGATTTACAGTTATGCGGATAAGAGATGGTCAGAAGGTGATTTGTATTACACCCTTGGGTTTGAAAAAAGTTCTGATACACCACCCAACTATTGGTATGTTCCAAGAGGATACTACAAACGCGAATATCGGTATAATTACACAAAGTATAAATTAATCGAGCAGGGATTTGATGCTAACAAATCAGAATCTGTTATTATGAAAGAAAGAGGGTTTACTCGTGTTTGGGATTGTGGACATCACAAATTTTCAATAAAAAACCCAGCCTGTTAAGCTGGGTTTATGATGGAGCAAGACGGTAGGATTCAAACCTACATCTTCCAGTGGACCTGGATGTTTTATCATTAAACTACGTTTGCGTTGTTATATTATTTTTCTTCTGTCGGTTTCTTTGTTGTGCGACGCTTGGCTGGAGCTTTTTCAGCTGGTGCAGCCTCAGCGGCTGATGCGGCAGAAGCGGCAGATTGCTCACCACGAATTGCACGAGTAGCGGCATCAGCAGCAGCGTTTGCAGCAGCGCGGGCAGCGATTTG